GATTGTATCCTGCTAACCTTCTACTGCTTAAGATTGCTTTAGCTACTAGGTCCAGTTGAGTTTTAGCATTCGTCCTTTGCTCATCACTGGGGGGGAGAAACCCTATATTGGAGGTATACTGAGTCAAGAAGTGATCATAATCCGATTTAAGGTATTTTTTAGTTTTATCATAGTTGCTTCTGACAACTCCAAACAAAATCTTTGCGTCTCTTTTCTGGTAAGCTCCATTAGATAGACCTGCTGTGAACGAATCAATTTCCGTCATTACGTCATCAGCAGCATAAGATTTTCCCGCTAGTTTAAACGCTAATACTTTACTTTGAGTTACAAATTCAGGTTGGGTTCTTATTTTTGAAAAGCTAGACCCACCAACAAAAACTCCAGGTTGACCTTCAACAGGGCTCTTAGAATACGTCCGACCTCCTGCCTGAAAGGTTGTCTGGGCAAGCAGTCCTCCTCCTGCTCTCGCAATGCTTAATTTTTCTAAGTTTTCTTTTCGTTCCGCTTGGAGGGTAGCAATGCGTTGTGGTCTTTCTCTTTCTTCTTTTATCACTGCTGCCCTCTCTTCAAGTTCCTTCTTGTTCTCAGTTATAAGACTTTTGAACTCAGTCTTGATCTCTTCAAGAAGCCTTGTGCGCTCCGCTCCTAGTGCTTCATCTAATATATTCTGCTTGCTTTGTAATGTCTTCTCTTCCGAAATATTATAAGTCTTATCCCCTATGGAAAGCGACTCGCCCCCTTTGGTGTCCAAAAGCCTTTCTTCTAGGTCCATAATGAATGAATTGAAATCCCTTCTGAACTTCCCGATCATTTCAATGGTTTTGTTCTGAGGGGCTCCAGCATTAAACACATCTTCCGTTAACTCTCCTTTTTCAAGCTCAACAAACCCTTTGATTAGCCCGTAAGCAGGGTCTGTTTCTTTAATCCCATTGCTTTTAATGAAGTCATCTGCTGTCTTCAACAATTCCTCTAATCCTTGGTTCTGGAAAGACACAAGACTGTTTGTCCCTGATCGCTGAGAAACTAATCTTATCTCAGCTACTCCTCGGTCTCTTTCTGTAGCTTCTCTTTGAGTAACTAAACTGAAGGCGTCTGAAGTCAATACTTGCTCGTCTCCATCTGTTATCTTGGAAATCTCGTCTCTAAGATTGTTTTGGTATTCAATCTTATCTGTATAAGAAAGCTCCCGATACTCTTCAGAATCAAACAGCTTCTGAAACTCCTTAACCTTCTCATTCTTGATTACGGTATCGTTAGATATTTTTTGCCTACGTTCTTCAAAGTTTTTCTCATCAAGCTCGTCTTGTAAATTGTTGTAGTAAGTATCCCCAATAGGATCATAAGACCTAAGAGGCTCATTACCTACTTTAATGCCTGCATCAGCCAACTGTTCAAGTTTTACTTGTGCTAATGAAGGAGGCATTGAGTTTAGCCAATTTTGTAAGACTAGTTTCTGGTCAGTAGCAGTAAGTGGGCCTGTTTTTGCCCAGGCTTCTTGATACCTAGCATTCCGTTCTTGTTCAGGCATGAGGACTCCAGTCAGGGGGAGTTGCATATCTGAAATTGTTGAAACCCTGCTTAGAGCTTTAGCCGCTTGAGGGATAAGCACGTTGTTCTTATGAGTGTCCGAGGCTTCCTTTGCAATCTGAACACTTGCTCTATTACGATACTCAGAGGTGCTACGCATAAACCCCGCGAGCATCAAAGGGTCAGCCATGGTGTCTTGGTTGTCCTGCTTAAACTGTTCGGTGAGCCCCTCAACAAACTCATTGATTTGCATTGGGCTTGGTTTGAACCCTTTAAGGACTACCTGATCCTCAATATACTTAGCTTTGTTCTCCTCAATAAAAGCCATATACTCATCAGCCTTGTCTGCTCCAATGAGTTCCTTGGCGTATATCTGTGCGACTGGGTTAAGCTCGTATCCTTCTCCGCGAAACTTACTGTTAAACTTCTCCTCGCTCTTAAGGCGTTGTGCTGCTAATTCCTTCTCCTTTTCCGTCATTTGGGCAAAGTCGAGCCCAAACATAGTCTTTTGGAGGTCTGTCTCTGCCTGTTGCGCTTGCCCATACGCTCTGATTGCTGGATTTATCTGCCCTAGCGTTGCTGCTAGTTTCCCCATAGACGTCTGTGAGGCAGGCACAGGAGCTTGAACTGCCACCGAATACTGGCCCGCCTGAAAGGGTTTCCCTGTAATTGCAGGCGCGTTCAAGTTGAAAGGCACCTGCTCACGGGTTGGCTTGTTAAATAAATCTCTGCGTGTCATGGATTAATAGTTGTTGTAGGCGCTGAAGGAAGTTGACTTGTCTGTAAGCGCTTAGCGTCTGCGTAATTCCCAAGGCTCGTCGAGGTTGCACTCAGCATTGTCCCAAGGACGTTAGGAGTAGCGATAGGCTTGTTGATGTTGATGTAGTTCTGTTGTGCTTGGAGTCCAAGGTCACGGGCTCTCATCTCGTATGCCTGATCAGCCAAGTATTGATTCTGTTGGATCGCATAGTTGTGCTCCCCTACCTGCCTCTCGAGGTCTCTCATTTCCGCAAGGAAACTTGCAGACCCAAGACTTATGCCTCCCTCGGCAGCTGCCACTTCTTTACGCGCCATGGCCTCCATACTGGCCCGGTTGGCCGCTGAGACCTCCTGAGCGAGCCTGAGCGACTCAGTGGCTTGTTGTTTACGCATTGCTGATACCTGCTGACTGTATCGAGCATTCTCTGCAATCGTAGCTCGTTCCTGGGCCTTAGCTTGCATTGAAGCCTGTTGACTCTGTGCTCCAATTGTGAGCATTCCTTGGGCAAGAGGGCCAAGCACAGACATAGTGCCGACCGCCTGCGCGATGACGCCAGTAGACGCTAATGCACCAGTAGTGGCACCGGTAGTCCCAAGTAGCGCTGCTCCTGCTGCACCAAATATAGGTAAACACATAGTTTTTAATTAGGGGTTATAATAAATTCGTAAAAAGGATTGTCAGAGATAGTAACTTCGCGCACGAACTTAGCGCCGCAAAAGCGAAGCCAGCGCACAGCCACTTTGTTCTCTTTGAGGACCACGTTCGTGGTGAAGGCATACGGTTGAGACAGGTGGTTCACCCAGTCTCTCGACGCTCGGATAAACTGGCGCTTATGGGTGAGCACATCGTCCGCGCCAAGCATCCAAATGTAACCAGAAGGACCTTCGAGTGGTCCTGAGCCGAACATCGCGAACACCTTGCCCTCACCGTCGAGCGCTGCATACGTTGAGATGTCTGTTGTCAGTGCGAGCATCAGAGCGGTCTTAGGGTTACTACCGAGCAACTCACACTCGCGCACATCGTGAACCCTGAGTTTATCTTTGAGCTCGTGAACGTGCTGAATAGTCGCGCGGACTATCGAACAGTCTCCGTATGTTCTACGCACCATATCTTGGTGACCGTGTGTGGACAAAGGTTTCAAATTCAGCAGACTGGAAGTTACTAGGCATCGCGCCGTTGTTCTCAATGATAATCTCTAAGTTTCCTGACGATGCAAACACAGGAGCCCTGAAGAATCCATCTTTTAGTTCAACGCGGCTCGCTGAGTCATACGTAGCTGGGAATGAATTAGTGTATTGTGAACGCTTATCTGGCGTCACTTTGATCTCATAGTCAGACGTGCGTGTATGATACAGAGATAGATTTTTAATAAACTGCTTAGCAGCTGCGTTAGGGGTCCGCGCTTGGCCTGCTTGAGCCTTGAAGATCTGCTCAGAGAACGTGTATTTACTGTTGAACTCATAGCCGACCCATACAGAAGTCCCGTCAGCAATCGGGTCGTCGATCGTCACGTAAGTCGCACTGCCCGACTGTGTTGCCGTCGAGTTGAGCTTAACGCCTTTGTCATTGTATACGACAATATCATTTGAACAGTAATAAGGCGCTGGTGTAGTAGCCGCATCGATTGACGTAATGTTCTCACGCAGTGGACGTTTAGACCCTGAGATAAACGACCCAGGAAACTTGACGTATCCTCCGTAGACAATCGCAGGGCTCCGCATGTCCAAGTGTGTGACACTGTCGTTCACAGAGTTTACAACAGTCGGCGCTACGGTGATCGTGCTTCCGGACGGTGTCAGGGTATACGTAGCGGTCCCTTCGTCTTCCCCGTCGAAGTTGAGAGGTAAATTCAATATGTATGTCTCAGAGTCCGAAATGTCGTCAGTGGCGATCATGTAGAGCGTGGAGTCCATAAACTCAAAACTCTTGATGTGAACATCCATTTCCCACTTAGCCCACGAGCTGAGGACTTTGCGCCCTTCGCTATAGAAATATTTATAAATGTATAACACCTGATCGTCTTCTTTAGACAGGATTGCAAGTGTATTCTCTGACAACGATCCGGAGAACCTAGTGATATCTTTCGGTATATACCGAGGAACCTGCTCAGTGATCGCGTTGGACTCGTAGACGTCTGTGTCTTTGTTTAGTGAGAACTCCCTGATCCCTGTGTGATTACCGAAGTCAAACGGATAGTAAATATACGAACCGACAGACACTGGGTCCGTGTCAGCGTTGTATTCAAAGTTAGTCACTGGTTTCACTGAGACCGTCTTAGGCGTCAACAGCTCTTCACCTTTGAGAACAAACTGTCCATTCTCCGCGAACAAAATGAGATTCTCTTGTGACGCAGCAGCCGCGCTGAGATTAACAACACGCTGCGCCTCTACGACCACATCAATCGGGTCCGAGTCGAGCAGTGTGGTAACTGTGGTCCGTCCAAAGTTATACTCGAACACTCCTGAGTCATTGCGGACTCCTAGTCCGGACTCCGAGAGGATCACGTTGTTCTCACAGATAAACCCTAAGCGGCTCTTGAAGAACACACTGTTCTGGATGTTCTTTCCGACAAACGAAGCGAACGGATTAGTGGTATCGTCCCCAACAAACCTAGGTGCCATCTTGATCTCATTGATCTCAAACTTGTTTAATGATGTATTAGTAATTAACCTAGGAAGCGTGGAAGTGTCGTAGTTGGTTAGTTGCCCTGGGGCAGACGTCTCAACCCACGCTCCGTTCCCGATATCCTGGCCATCAGTCGTCTCGAACTTAACGTAGTAGTCGTCTGCGGATAACTCTTGGTCTCCACGGACTTTGACTATGAAGCCATTTTTAGCATATAGTGGTAAGTCAGTAATCGCTCCGACTTCCTTATAGACAACACCGAGTGCACCGTCACCGAGCCCATCGTGGGAACGGATCTCAAAGTCTCCTTTGCCGGAGCGTCTCGTTAAAACGATGAGGTTACCGGAGCTCTCAATGTTAAAATCAGCATTCCCGTTGTTGTTGTTGATCCCAGGGAACTCATCAACGAAAGCGCTGGTGTTGTGTGAATTACTATTAAGAAGAATTCCAGCAATAACTGAAGTGTCTGCGTTAGTTGCATGAGAAGAGTCATCTGACGTTATAAACACATTAGTAGTAACTGTCCCTGCTGTAGTTATCGCTTCTCCGAGTTCTAGCGTAACTGTTATCGTAATAGTATCCCCTACGTCTTCACTGTTCCCGATAGTTAACTGAGAACCCTTGTTTCTTATTGTGGCTGAAGCTACTTCTCCTGTAGAGGTGTTTGTTACCCCCACAACTAAAGTCGCGTCTCCACTATCAACAGTTCTAATAACATCTGAGTTATAAGTAGGAGGGAATCCAACGACAGTGTAAGTTTCCCCATTAGTATACCCTTGCCCACCACCAACGATTGACCCGACTGAGCTTAATGTGTATCTTGTGTTTCCCCCTCTGAAGCTCACCTTGGTGTATGTAAGGTTTACCTGTGCAGCCGCTGGGGACGTAGTAGAATAAGTGAGGTCCACTGCGTATTTCTTTGAGTAGTCTCCTTGCTTAACAAAGATCAACGCCTCTTTATCTAAGTCATCGGCACGAGACGATTGGTCTGTCGCTACTGTCTTAGAGCGGTTAACAAGAAAGGTCCCGTCAGAAACAGTAGAGGCCCTGAGAAGCCCACGGGGTGTTCCCACTGACGATGGGATTTCTAGGTAGCTATCAGCTGCTGGGGTGAAGCCACCTGTGGATCCATTGATAGTCGCCTCTTCCCCAGTGAGAACATTGTAAGCATAGAGAGCAGTGCCCTCGTGTATTAATACATACCTCTCTTCTTCACTCCGGTTAATAAAGTGAACAAAACTTTCGTCAGTGATTGCGCCAGTAGCGATTTGGCCGACATACCTAGTGCCATTGCGCTTTGTCAACCCATCGACAACACTAGACGAAAAGTTAACCTGGTCGTCACACTGACCAGAGAAGCGCGTAGCGTCTGGCTGCTGGCTGACTCCTTGAATCAGGTTAGGTAGCGATGTATTGATTAATGCCATTAGAGAAGGTCGTAGTTGCGGTTAATACCAAGACACGAGGCAACATCGTAGTTATCAAAGATGGTCCTGTCGGCTCCTTGTCCGTCCATCTCTTCAAGGTTGTAGCGTGCTTTGAGTTCATCCCGGAGGATCTGTTGCTCAAGTTCTTGAGACCCTACGACTCGTGTCTGGAAGACCCTTGAGGCTTTAAGTGTAATGTATCTCCTAGCTTGTTCGTGGAGATCAGTGAAATCTAAAAGGAACATCAACCTGACGTCAATGTCGCCTGTGAAAGTGAATGTGTTGTCTTCACGGTTAAACAACTTCCCTCCGCGTTGCACAATGTCCTTAGAG